GTTATCTGGGATAGTGATAAGCCAGACGGTCAACATAGAAAACCAAGTGATAATAGCAAGGTTAAAAAATATTTACCAGAATTTAAATTTACTTCATTACGTAATGGATTAAAAGAAACGATAGATTGGTTTAATGAAAATTACCCAAATATAAGAAAATAATGAGCATATTAAGTAAATATTTCGATAAAATATATTGCATCAACCTAAATCGAAGACCTGATAGGTGGCTTAGTGTTACTAGGGAATTTCTTAGAGTCGGATTTGATGATATTAAACGATACGAAGGGATTGATGGTGAAACCATGGATTTATCTGATATTCCTGAATTAAAAAGACTTATGACATTAGGTAATTATGGTATAATGCAAACGCAATTCAATATTCTTAATGAAGCTAAAGCAAATAACTATAAAAGTATATTAATAACTGAAGATGATGTTTACTTTAGTGAAGAAATACGTAACTTAAAGTTATATATGGATTCAGTACCTGATGATTGGGATATGATATATTTTGGAGGTAGTCATAACCACGGGGTACCAACAACCAAAATCAACGATAAAGTGATAAAATTAGGTAGAACCGTTGCAACCCATTGTGTCGCAGTAAAAGATACTGTATATGATAAGATACTTGAAATAGCCGAACCTAGAACTAGGTCAATTGATGCTTATTATGCGGATTTGCACCCAACCATCAACGCATACGGATTTGTTCCAAGTATAGCGTTTCAAACTGAAGGGTATAGTGATGTTGCAAATCAAATTACAAATTATAATAGATTTTTTTAAATATGAGCATAGGAACATGGATTAAACGCAAAATGGCGCTCTTAGCCTTCGCTTTATCTAAAGCTGAGAACTCAGCACTTAGACAGAGAGAAGATGTCTTAGATAACGCCCATGGGCATATACAGACGTATAACCAAGGGACGTTGGCTGATGCATTGCTAAAAGGTGAAATTACGCTACCTGTTAAAGAGTTGAGATGGAGATTATATAAAGTATTATCAGAATCAAGAGGTAGAGCTGCTAAAATTACTGGTTATGATAAAGATGGTATGCCAATCGTTGAAACCTATACCGTAGAAAAATATAAACTAGATAAGGTTATGCGTGATGATGCTGACCCATATCCGGTTGAGATGGTTGTTAAAAATGATGAAGTAACTTTATCTAGTTATCAAGCATTTACTCATTTTGATTCCAATAAAACAAATCTAGATAAAGAAGTTGAAAAGGATAAAGAAATGTTTAATTTGGTTGGGGCAGTGGAAAATAGTGGATTTACCCATACTGAAATATCATTTGATGATATGATGACAACCTTAAAAGATAAAAAAAGTATCATAATTGAACGTGAGCTTAGACCAAAATTTGACCTTGAATATTATACCAAGAAACTACTAGTCAGAAATATTTCTGAAGATAAGAAGCTATTAGAATTTTACGTATCAGAATATCCCGATGAATATAATAGGAAAAGTCGAATGTTTATTTCCGAAATAAAGAAAGCAATCAAAAACCCAAGAATGGCTGATATGTTAGATATCAATAAGGTTATGTTTATTACTGAAAAAACCATAGGAGTTCAAGATGGATTAGAGTTTCAGTATGAAATACAGAAATTTGATAAGATTGTAGTTTATAACGGTTCGTATGTAATCAAATTCATTGCCAAACCAATTGTGAACGGTGAAAATATCTTTATAAAATACAAAGAATTAGGTTTAGAACAAAGATACGAAAATAAAGAACCTAAAATATACGATTAAATAAGATTTTATACTTTAGTTTTAAAAACAATACACTATATTTAATGTGAGCCCAAAAAAGGCTCACATTTTTTTATGGCAAGAAGTCGGAAAACAACCCCAACTAAACCAATTTCAGGGGTAACAAACGGAAATGGTAAGGAAGAAAAAATTACCAACGCAAGTAGAATTATAGGTAAAAAGGTTAATCTTAAATGTAAAAACGCAAAGCAGAAAGAATTTGCCAATTTAATAAAAGAAAAAGAAATAGTTATTTGTTCGGGTCCAGCTGGTACAGGTAAAAGTTATGTATCAATCGCAATAGCTATCGGTCTTTTACAAGATGCTGATAATTCATATAACAAATTACTTATCGTTAGACCAGCAATTGAAGCTGATGAAAATTTAGGGTTCTTACCCGGTGATTTAAAAGAAAAGATGGCACCATATCTAGCACCATCAATTGATATTGTAGATAAAATAATCGGAGAAAGTAACCGAATTCAATTAGAAGAATCGGGAGACCTTAAAGGTGAACCATTAGGTTTCATTAGAGGTAAGTCAATTGATAACTCAGTTGTTGTAGTCGAAGAATGTCAAAATATGTCACCAAAACAAGTTAAAACACTTCTAACTAGAATTGGTTATGGTAGTAAGTTTGTAATATCAGGAGATATGGACCAATCAGATAGGTATCAACGAGTAGAAGATACTGGTTTATATGATGCAATCAAAAAACACACTAATATACCAGAAATTGGTATATTTGAATTTGATGAGAATGATATTGTTAGAAATCCTTTGATTAGTAAGATATTAAATAATTATAAGGATAATACCAAAGAAGATAACTATAATCCAAAAAAAGACGAGGAATAACATTTACTTTTGGAAGTAATTAATTAAATATATATTATGAGAATAGGAATAACATTAAACGAAGTCATTAGAGACTTCATAGGACAGTTAGCGTATACGTACAATAAATACGAACACAAAGGTGAAGGAGACCTAGAATTAAAAGAAGATGAAGTGGTAAACTGGAATCTTTTAGAATATTTTGATTTTAAAGATGTAACAGAATTGAATACATTTTTATATACGGAAGCTTCTTTAGAAATTTTTGGTCACGCTGACCAATTACATGAAAATATAATGCCTAAATTGAATCGATTTATGGATGATATCTTAGACGATGAAGAACATGAGATTGTTATTATTAGCAGAGAAGCCGATAAAAGCATACCATCAACACTTTTCTTTTTATCTAAATTAGGGTTTAAAGGTAATAGCTTAAGGTTTGTTAAAGATACAACCAAGAAGTGGGATTATTGTGATGTATTAATTACAGCCAACCCAAAAGCTCTTGAGGCTAAACCTGAAGGTAAAATATCAATTAAAATAAACGCTTCATATAATACAGATATTGAGGCTGATTATAGTTACGATAACATCATCGATTTAATTGATGATGAAGAAGGATTTAATAAAATATTAGATTAATGATAGACATTTTTGGAGAAATATACTATATCGATTTCGATGTGTTAGATAAATTTTTAGGTTGGGACCCTCAGCTTAGAGCTGGTGAGGTAATAGATAAACAAATAACAAAGATATTAGATGCCGATGGCAACGTAATATCAAGTGAAATAATTGAAAGTACAACCATGAAACCAAGAGAAATCAATGGGGTTCGGTTTGACTTGATTAGGAATTTTATTGAAGATTTGGGTAACAGTGATTCAGAAGATTCAAAAATTGGAGGTGATAAACCAGAAGAACAAAGTCTAAGTTTTAGGTTAGCCTTCAACACACTAAGAGCATATGGGATTTTAAAACCACTAGCAGATTAAATATTAAAAAAATGAACGAAGAACAAAAACAACAAGTTTTAGAAATGATAGAAAAAATCAACAACAAAGATTTTGGATTCTATTTTTTTACACTAGACACTAAAGGAAACCCAGTAGCAAGTGTCGCAACTATTTACGATACCGTAAAAGAGTTGATAAATTTGGGTTATAAGGCAGTTATATTGCACGAGAAAAACGATTACAAGGGCGTAGGCGAATGGTTAGGCGAAGAGTTTACCAAACTACCTCATGAGTCAATTGAAGAGCAGAAATTGAATCTAACGACCTTAGATTACATTATAGTTCCTGAGATATTCTCAAACGTAATGGACCAAGTTAAAGGATTCCCTTGTAAGAAAATTGTGTTATCACAATCTTATGCTTACATCTTAGAATTACTAGGAGCTGGGCAACGTTGGGATTTTAATTACGGATTCAAAGATGTAATTACGACAAGTGAAATTCAAGCTAAATATATCAAAGGATTATTTGGAGGGGTTGAAACTCACATTGTACCACCATCAGTTCCTGAATATTTCAAACCAACAACAAAAATGAAAAAACCTGTTGTTAGTATTGTAACAAGGAATCAAAGTGACGCACTTAAAATTGTTAAATCTTTCTATTTACAACATCCATTATATAAATGGGTTACATTTAGAGAGTTGAGAGGTTTACCTAAAGAAACATTTGCAACAGAATTAGCAAATTCTTGTCTAGCTGTATGGGTAGATGATGTAGCTGGATTTGGTACGTTTCCAATAGAAGCTATGGAGTGTGAAACTCCTGTTATCGGAAAAATCCCTGACTTGGTTCCTGAATGGATGACCAAAGAAAGTAAAGATGGTGCAATTGATTTGAAAGACAATGGTGTTTGGACAAATAATATTTTGGCAATACCAGGGCTTATAGCTCAATACATGAAAGTATGGTTAGAAGATTCAGTACCTCAAGATTTAATTGATGGGATGATGGAATCAAAAGGTCAATATACAACTGAAAAACAAAACGTTAAAATAAAAGAAGTTTACGAAGGATTGGTAGCTAATAGGTTATCAGAACTAGAAGACTTGTTAAAAGAAGAAGAAGAAAAAGTAGAGTAATTATGAGTAAAACTGATATAACTGTAATAATGCCAGTATTTGAATTAGATGAAACACTATTCAAAAATGCATTAACCAGCATAGATAATCAATTAGTAAAACCTGATAATGTATTACTTGTTGTAGCTGAAGGGTCAAACGACCATAAATTTATTAAGAAAGAAGTTTTATCGAAAACTAAAAAGTATGATTTAAACTTTTCGGTAATAACACATAAAGACGATACATCATTCCAAGCCCAAATGAATTTAGGGGTTAAGAGTTGTAAAACCAAATGGTTTTGTTATTTAGAACAGGATGATGAATTATCTAAGATATGGCTCGATAATGTAGTCAAATATAGAAACGCTTATGATAATATTACTGTATTCTTGCCGTTGGTATTGGATGTAACTGAAGAAGAAAATGGAGCAAGTGAAGTAATAGGTCTTACCAACGAAGCGGTATGGGCTGCCGAGTTTTCAGATGAAATGGGTATCTTAGATAACCCAGCGCTATTAAAGCATCAAAACTTTAATTTTGACGGGATGGTTATGTTGAAAGAAATGTATGAAGATTTCGGAGGTATTAAAAGCAATATCAAATTAACTTTCATGTATGAATTTTTATTAAGACTAATAAATGAATCAGCTAAAGTAATGGTAATTCCTAAAATTGGTTACAAACATGTCAACATGAGAAAAGGTGGTCTATTCCACAAACTTAAAGAGGATTTGTCACCAGATGAGGCTAGATGGTGGTTAGCTACAGCAAAAAGAGAATTTTATCATTTACAAGACAGAGAATTAGCATACGAAAAATTAACAACATAATGGCTGAAAAACGAGGACGTAAACGAAAAAATGGTTTATACTTTGGTCCCGAACAAGAAGATGCTGTTGTAAGATTTTTAAATGAAGATGATTCTATTGTCAGAAATAAAATCTATAATGAATTTTTGAGGGAACCTCTTAATACGATGATTGATTCAATTATTAGAAGGTATAAACTTTATCGAAAAAACTATTCATTTGAGCATTTGCACGCTGATACATTATCATATTTGATTCTTAAAGCTGAAAAGTTTGATTCGGATAAAGGTAAGCGTGCTTATTCTTATTATGGAACTATATGTAAACATTACATATTAGGATTAATGATTAAAGATACGAAGCACCTAAACCAAACTTCTGATTTTGACACATCTTTAGGTAAAATACATGCCAATGATGACTACGTACATGAATTGCCCGATACGAACTATGAGTTAATGGACTTCATAAATACGTTATCCGAAGAGATTAAGATTGAGTTACTAGAAGAAGGAACCGATTCTAAAAAGAGAATGACTGAAAACGAAAGAAAGGTTGGAGAGTCATTGGTTTATATATTGGATAATTGGGAAATCATATTTGAAAATCTAGAAGGTGGGGCTAAATACAATAAAAATACAATACTAGCAACCATCAGAGGTTATACCGGGTTGGTTACCAAAGACATCAGAATATCAATGCGTAGATTTAAAAAGATATACGGATTGATTAAAACTAGTAAAATAGATAACGGATACTTATAAATTATGTCACATTTTTTAACAAATAGCGGAACAACAAAGTCTGGATTAGAACACATGAAGGAAGTAAGAAAAAACACAATCGCTAAATGGGATGCATTAGGCTTTTTG